GGCCCGCCGCACGAAAGCGGCGACTGCCAGCGCCGACGTGGAAGCGATCTGGTCGATAGCGCCTCGCCAAGCCCGAGAGCGATCCAGCCGCAAGGACGTTGAAACCGCACTCTCAGCCGCGAAGGCCCGAGGTCACGCCTTGCCGGCCATCATCGCTGGCCTGCAAGCCGCCTACGCCTCGAAGTCGTACCAGGGCGAGACCGCCAAGGGCATCCACCGGCTGATCCAGAACGACCGATGGGCGAGCTTCGTGGAGGCGACAGAGGCTCCGACCGTCTGGACCGACGACCGCTGGTCAGCCGTGGTCGCCCTGAACCGTGACGAGGGGTGGTGGAGCGACAACCTCGGCCCGCGTCCCGGCGAGCCTGGGTGCCGCGTTCCTGCTCACCTGATTGACCGACAAGCCGCTTGAAAGGACACAGCATGGCCCGCCGCAAGAAGCCCACCGCCCCGCAGGACATGGCCTCGATTGTCGAGCGCCGGGCAGAGCGCCGCGAACTCGAAAGCCGGGGGATTGCGGTGAACGTAGATCCGAAGAACGAGGAAATCCTCGCCCGCTATCGCCCCGACTGCTTCACCCTGCTGCTGAAGGGCCGGCCAGACGATCAAGCGGCGGTGCAATGGCTGGAGGAACTGATCCGCACGGCGTCCGGCGAGAACGGCTCCGACCGTCGCCCGGACTACATTCGGGGATCGGCAGAGGGCGCACCAGGGCAGAACGTGTCACAGACCATGATCGACGCGGACCTGTATCTGGTGACGGCCACCGAGGCCCTGCCGCCGAACCTGACCCGGATGCTGTTCGACCTCCTGAAGCCGGATCAAGCCCTGCTGACCCGCTGGCGTCCGATTGTCGAGCGTTGCACCGGAGAGACCAACCCGGTGGCGCAGGGCGCGGCGGTGCGGATGGCGTGTGGCCAACTGCGCTGGGTGCAGACCAACATCAACCGGCTGGTGAGAGAGCGGCGCGAGCGGAGGATGGCGGCGTAATCGCTAGATGTTGGGTGGTTGCGGAAATGTTCGCACCACCCCTTGACCCGCGATTAAGTCTGGGGCAGGGTAATCCGTATTGAGGCGCTTTGCGCCGCTCAGGCATTGGCCCCTCGCGGCCATCCAGCATCCACGCCCCCGCACAACGCTCCTCATGGCCACGGCAAGCCCGTAGGCACTACTGCGCTCAGAGGCGGTGAGGCGTGGATACCCATATCAGGAGCGTCCCCGGTGAAGGTCAGGCGTCCTGCGGTCAAGCCGACCCGCTCCTGCGACGACTGGTATGAGGACGATGCTCCGCACTACGTCATGGGTGCGGCTTACGACATGAGCGATGAGGCTCCCCGGTTCCGCTCGGTGAGTGAGGCCGCGCATCACGCCATGAGGGCGACGAACCGCCCGACCATCGGTTTCCACAGGCCGAAAGCCTGACCACCCACAACCCATCAGGAGGCCCAGATGGCCAACGTGCGTCAAAAGCTGGAGGGCAACGGCTTCCTCCGTCAGACCATCCGCGTCCCGATCACCATCGTTGACGGTGCTGCTGCCGGGACGTTCGAGCTTCCGTTCGGCGCTATCGTCGAGGGGATCGACCGCGACACCCCGGTTGCCATCCCCGGCACCCCGACCAACACCAATCTGCGCCTCGGCTCGGCTGCGAACGGCCAGCAGTATGTCGCGGACGTGGATCTGAAGGCCCAGGGCTACTCGGCCCTGACCGTCCTGTATGCCATGCGCCGCGCCGCTCTGGCTGCGCCGGCCACTGTCCACTTCACCGTTGCCAGTTCGGGCGGCACCGCTGCCTCGCAGGACGGCGAGATCGTTCTGCACGTCAACATCATCGACGTGCCCTAAGTTTCATCCGCGCCTTCCTTTCGCTGGACCCACCCCGAGCGGGGCAGACACCACCCGACCTTATGGCGAAAAGCCAACTGTGGCGCGGCGTCCTCCGGGGCGGATGATTGCAGGCAAGGCGGGAACGCTCGGACCACATTCAGTCAGGACGCCCGAAAGGGTCTGACGACGGGAGCGGTCACCTACGACCGGACACAATGCCAGCACTCACCAATCCGAAGCACGAACGCTTCGCCCAGGAACTCGCCAAAGGCAAAAGCCAAGCCGAGGCGTATGTCGATGCCGGTTACGCCGCAAGCGAGCCGAACGCATCCAGACTGACAAGTAATGAAAAGGTCCGGGCAAGGGTCGCCGAGATACAGGAAAAGGCGGCTGCAAAGGTCGGCCTGACCATCGCCTCGGCCACCGAGCATCTGCTGCGCCTGGCTGAAAAGGGCGAGCAGATCGGGGACGCATCCGGCCTGCAAGCCTCTCGCGCATCGGTCATGGACGCCTGCAAGCTCAACGGGCTGGTGGTCGATAAGTCCCAGATCGACGGGGCGCTGGCGTTCACCGGCATTGCGAGGCGCATTGTCGGAGCTTGAACTGCCCACGGCGGCGGTGTTCGAGCCGCTGCTGCACCCGACGCGATACAAGGGTGCATGGGGCGGGCGGGGTTCTGGCAAGTCGCACTTCTTCGCTGACCTCATGGTCGAGGCGGCGCTGACGCAGCCGGGGTTCCGGGGCGTGTGCATCCGGGAGGTGCAAAAGGATCTGAACCAGTCGGCCAAGCGGCTGATCGAGGACAAGATCGCGGCCCACGGCGTCGGCTCGGTGTTCGACTGCCAGAAGGCGGTCACAGTGACGCCGGGCGGTGGGATAATCGTCTATCAGGGTATGCAGGACCACACGGCAGACTCGGTGAAGTCGCTGGAGGGGTTCGACGTGGCGTGGGTCGAGGAGGCCCAGACGCTCTCAGCCCGGTCCCTGACGCTGCTGCGCCCGACCATCCGCAAGCCGGGGTCGGAACTGTGGTTCTCATGGAACCCGCGCCGCAAGTCTGACCCGGTGGACAAGATGCTGCGGGGCGACGACACGCCGACCGGGGCCGTGGTGGTCCGGGCCAACTGGTCCGACAATCCGTGGTTCCCGGCAGAGCTGGAGCAAGAGCGTCTGGACGACCTTCGGATGAAGCCGGACCAATACGAGCATATCTGGGAAGGTGGCTATGAGGCCATCACCGAGGGCGCTTACTACGCGGCCCACCTGACTGCCGCGAAGGCGCAGGGCCGCATCGGAGAGATTTCAGCCGATCCCTTGATGGCCTACCGGGCGTTTTGGGACATCGGCGGCACGGGTGCCAAGGCCGACGCAACGACGATCTGGGTCTGCCAGTTCATCGGCGAGAAGATCAAGGTGCTGGCCTACTACGAGGCGCAGGGCCAAGACCTCGCCACGCACATCAACTGGCTGCGGGCATCGGGATACGGCAAGGCCGAGTGCTTCCTGCCCCACGACGGCGCGGCTCATGACAAGGTGTTTGACGCCTCATACGAGGGCGCGCTGAGAGCGGCGGGTTTCTCGGTGACGGTTGTTCCCAATCAGGGCCGTGGGGCTGCCTCTCAGCGGATTGAGGCGGCTCGGCGTTGGTTCCCGCGCATCTGGTTCAATCAGGCGACAACGCAGCCTGGGATCGACGCGCTGGGTGCCTATCACGAAAAGAAGGACGACGCCCGAGGGATTGGGCTGGGTCCGAACCACGACTGGTCCTCGCACGGCGCGGACAGCTTCGGCCTGATGGCCTCGACGTATGAGGAGCCGCGCTCCTTGGCTCCGATCAAACGCAACATCAAAGGGGTGTCCTGATGGCATTCACCGACGCCATTTATGCCGACCAACAGGTCGTCACCGCTTCGGCTGTCGCGCTCGCTGCTGGTGGGCAAATCGGCTCGGGCGTGACCATTCGCGCCAAGGATACGAACGTTGGCAAGGTGTTCATTGGCGGCTCGACCGTCACGGCAACCGACGACGGCACCGGCAACGGCTGGGCCTTGCCTGCTGGAGCATCGTTGAGCCTGCCGGTTAATCTGGTGCAGGCGGCTTTCATCATCGGCACGGCGGGTGACGTTGTTTATGTGATCGGAGCCTGACGATGGTTCCGGCCTATACGCCCCCGCCCGCGTTTGTTCCTGCCGCGCCCATCGTCGGCAATTATGTGCTGGTGCGCTGCGGTGGCGTGACCCAGGGCACGGCGACGACGGCTGGCCTCATCCGCGCCTCGCCGTTTGAGGTTCTTCGCCCGATGAAGATTTCCGAGCTTGGCGCGGCGCTCGCTATTGGTTCGGCTTCGGGCCTGTTCCAACTGGCGATCTATGCCAACAATCCGGCGACCAACACGCCGGGCGCTGTTCTCGCCTCGATTGGCAGCATCTCGACCACGACGGCGGGCCGGTTTAGCGCAGACATCACCGGCGCTGACGTGACCCTGCCTGCTGGCACCTATTGGCAGGCCGTGAACGTGGATGCGTCGGGTGCGTCGTCCATCTTCCTCGGCCCAAACCCGGCAGGCGCGCTAGGGGCAAACGTCCTCGGCTCCCCGACTCTCGCGCTGGCTGTCGCTGGCAACCTCGGCGGTGCGAACCTGACCTATACGCAGGCTTTCGGGACGTGGCCTGACCTGACGGGTGTGTCCCCGACAAGTTTCAGCGCCTCGACCAGCAACTCGGCGGCTCTGATAGTGAAGGTCGCCTAATGTATGAGTCCGAGGACGACGACGAGGCCGTCTCGACCGGGATGGATGAGGCCGCGCTTGCGTCCATCCTCTCCTCTGAGATCGAGGACGCGACGAGCTTTATCGACTCGGACATCGGGCCTCAACGCGCCAAGGCCATCGACCGCTATTTCGGGCGTCCCTACGGCGACGAGGAGGCGGGCCGGTCGCAGATCGTGTCCCGCGACGTTCACGACACGATCAACGCCATCCTGCCGAGCCTGATGCGGGTGTTCTTCGGCTCCGAGAACGTGGTGGAGTTCGCCCCGGAGTCGGAAGAAGACGTTGCCAACGCCGAGCAGGCGACGGACTACATCAACTACGTCGTCACGGTCGATAACGACGGCTTCGAGGTGTTCCTGGCTGCGATCAAGAACGCGCTCCGGGAGAAGGTCGGCTTCATCAAGTGGTGGTGGGACGACAGTTTCACCGTCTCGACCACGAAATACACCGGCCTCGACGAGATGGCCCTGACGCAACTGCTGGAAGACCTCCAGAAGTCCGTTGAGGCCGAGATTGTCGAGACCTCCGAGGGCGACGAGGGGCTGAACGTCACTCTGCGGCTCAAGAAGCGGGTGGATCGGGTGCGGATCGCTGCGGTCCCGCCTGACGAGCTTCTGATCGGTCGCCGGATGCGGACGCTGGACGACGAGGGCTATGTCGGCCACCGTTGTGAAAAGCGCGTCTCCGAACTGGTGGCGATGGGCTACGACCGGGATCTGGTGCTGTCGTGTTCGACGGACGGTTCTGAACTGGACACCTCGGACGAGCGCCTTGCTCGCCAGCCGTATCGGGACACCATCGGCGGCTCGACCTCGGACGATAGCGCCCGGCTGGTGCTGTATGTCGAGAGCTACATCAACGTGGACTTCGACGACGACGGCATTGCCGAACTGCGTCGGATCTGCACCCTGGGGCCGTCGTTCAAGATCGTGGCCAACGAGCCGGTGGACGAGCGGCCCTTCACGGACCTCCAATGCGACCCGGAGCCGCATAGCTTCTTTGGCGAGTCGGTGTCGGACAAGGTTTCCGACATCCAGTGGACGAAGACCAAGGCGCTGCGGGCGTGGGCTGACGGTCTGGCCCAGTCGGTGTTCCCCCGGACGGTCGTTGGCCGTGGCGGCAACATCGAAGACGCCATGAACACTGAGGTCGGTGCGGTGCTGCGGGCCGAGGGTTCGCCTTCGGAAGCCTATTTCTTCGCGGCGGCACCGAACACGTCGCAGGCTGCCTTCCCGCTGATCACCTACATGGACGAACTGCGCGAGAACCGCACGGGGATGTCCAAGGTGTCGATGGGTCTGGATGCCGAGGCATTGCAGAACACCACGGCCACGGCTGCGAACGGGCAGTTCTCGCGCTCGCAGGAGCGGATTGAACTGATCGCCCGCGTGATGGCCTCGGGTGTGCGCCGACTGTTCCGTGGCCTGCTGAAACTGACCGCCGAGAACCAGCGTCAATCGCGCATGGTGAAGCTGCGGAACCAGTGGGTGCCGGTCGATCCGCGTTCGTGGCGGGTCAACATGGATGTGGTGCCCAACGTCGCCCTGGGTGGCGGGACAAACGCCGAGAAGGTCCAGCTTCTGTCGATGATGCTGGCCAAGCAGGAAATGATCATCAGCACGGTCGGGCCGGATAACCCGCTGGTGACGCCGAAGCAGTATTTCAACACGTTGGCCAAACTCATCGAGACGGGCGGCTTCAAAGACCCGACCGCGTTCTTCACCGACCCGGAAAGCCCGGAGGCGATGGAGCGGATGGCGGCGAAGGGGCAAGAGCCTCCGATGCCCGATCCCAAGGTCGAGGAAGCCAAGGCCCGCATCGAACTGGAATCCGCCAAGGCGCAGGCTCAGGCCCAGCGCGACGAGCAGAAGGCGGCGGGCGACCTCCAACTGGCCCGCGAGAAACACGCGCTGGAAATGCAGCAGCGCCGCGAGGAGCAAGCCGCCGATCTGGCCTTCAAGCGTGAACTGGCCAACGCGGAACTGAACCTCAAGCGTGAGGAAATGCAGATGGAGTTCGCCCTGAAAAGCGAGGCCAACCGCATGAACGCCGCACAATCGTATTCGATCAACGGCCCGGATCAGGGCGGGATAGCCGGATGAACATAGGCGACAAGGTTCTGGCCGAGGGTGAGGTCACCCAGGTCTGTGACGGCTTCTGCGTGGTGCGGTTCGCCCGCGTCGGCACTCAGGCCGTGACGCATCTGCGGGTGCCGAACGAGGCCCTGCACAGCCCGCCCGCCCCCAAGCCCCGCAAGGTGCCCGTTGTCGCTGACTGACGACGAGATCGCCGCCGTCTATCGGCGCGGCGCGGACGCTCAGGCGCTCCTCGACAATGCCGGGGTGATGGACGGCCTGCACCGGATGTCGGAGCGGATCATTTCGGACTGGCGCAACGCTGCCCGGTCGGCCCCTACCCTGCGCGACGAGCAACACGCTCAGGTCGCCGCAATCGACGCCCTTGTCTCGCTGTGGAAGCGGGACGTGGACGACGCCTCTTTCCTACGCGCCCGGCTGGCAAAGTCAGCCCGACGCTAGGTCACCAGCCGTGACGGCCACTGGCCAGCGGCGCACTCCAAGAGCACTACATGAACGACTCCAGCACGGCGCAAGCCACTGGTGCGACGGTGGCTGACGCCGCCGAACGGATCGAAAGTCTGCTAGGCCCTGCCGACAGCGAGACTGACGAGACGCAGGAGGCCGTTGAGGCTTCCGACGCCGACGAGGAACTGGAGCAATCCGACCCTGAAGGCGAGTCCGACGATCAGGAAGAGACGGAGGCCCCCGAAGAGCAGCCGGCCCTCTACACCGTCAAAGTGGCGGGCGAAGAGGTCCAGGTGACGCTTGACGAGGCGCTGAAAGGCTACTCCCGAGAGCAGGACTATACCCGCAAGACGCAAGCCCTCGCCGAGGAATCCAAGGCAGAGAAGGCGGCTATTGCGGCGGCGCGTGACGAGTATCTGGGCAAGCTCCAGACCGTCCAGCAGATCATCGAGGCCAATCAGCCGCGAGTCGATCAGTCCCTTCGCTACTCCAACCCTGCCGAATGGTCCGCTCAGATGCTCCAGCATCAACAGTGGGCCGAACAACGGCGCGGCGTGGCGCTTGAGGCCGAACGGCTGAACGCTGAACAGGCGCAGGAAGAGGCCCGTGAGCGTCAATCGCTCGCGGCGCAGGAAGCGGAAAAGCTCCTCTCGGCAATCCCCGAGTGGAAAGACCCCGCCACCGCCAAGGCCGAGACCGCCAAGCTCCGGGAATACGGCCAGTCCATCGGCTTCTCGGATGCTGAACTCGATGAGGTTTTCGATCACCGGGCCGTCCGTGTCCTTCGGGATGCGATGGCCTACCGCGATCTCGTCGCCAAGAGCGGCAAGGTGCGGTCCACGGTCGAAGCAAGGAAGGTCGCCAAGCCGGGAACGGCAACTGCCGCCCCGTCCAAGGCTCAAGACCTCCAGCGCGCCAAACAACGTCTCCGTCAATCAGGCTCCGTCAATGACGCTGAAGCCGCTATTCTGAGGATGCTAGGCTAATGGCCCAACCTTCTGACACCTTCGACCGCTACGACCTCATCGGCGTCCGTGAAGACCTCTCGGATGTCATCTCCAACATCAGCCCGACCGACACGCCGTTCCTGTCCAACATCGGCAAGGCGTCGTGCGACAACTCGCAGTTCGACTGGCAGACCGACAGCCTCGCCGCTGCCGCCGCCAACGCGACCATCGAGGGCGACGACACCGCCGCTCAGGCCGTCGCCGCGACCACGCGCTACGTCAACTACACCCAGATCTACAAGAAGGCGTTTACCATCTCGGGGACCGCTGAACGGGTGAAGAAGGCGGGCCGCAAGTCCGAGATCGCCTACCAGACCGCCAAGCGCGGCAAGGAGATCAAGCGGGACCAGGAACTGTCGTTCACCGGCACCAACGTCGCCGTGGCCGGCAACTCCACCACGGCCCGCGTGACCGCCTCGCTCGACACTTGGCTGTTCACCAACGACACCAACGGCACGTCCGGCACCGCCTACACGATCACGGGCGGCGTTCCGGTCACGGCCCGCACGGACGGCACCAACCGCGCTTGGTCGGAGTCGCTCCTGAAGGCTGCCCTGCTGCTCCAGTATAACTCGGGCGGCGAAGTCTCGATGCTGATGGTCTCCCCGGCCAAGAAGCAAGAGACCTCGGCCTTCGCCGGTATCGCGGAAATCCGCTCTGCCGTTCAAGGCGCGCAACAGGCCACCATCATCGGTGCCGTGGACGTGTATGTGTCCGATTTCGGCAATCTGAACGTGGTTCCCAACCGCTTCATGCCGACCGATCTGGCGTACCTGATCGACCCCTCGCAGGCCAAGAAGCGCGTCCTGCGTCCCTACTTCGTGGAAGAGCTGGCCAAGACCGGCGACAGCCACAAGTATCACATGATCGAGGAGGCCGGTCTGGAGGTCTCCAACGAACAAGCAATGGCAGTTGTGCGCGATCTTTCCTGATCGACCGACGACTGACGACTGAGAAGGGGGTGGCTTCGGCTGCCCCCTTTTTCATGGGGAAATGAATGTCTGAACGGCTCCTCGACTACGATCCCCTGACCGGGATCAGCCAATACATCGAGACCGACGAAATGACCGGCGTGTCCACCATTCGGACCTCGCAGGACATGACGGCGATCCTGGAACTCAACAAGCTCCAGCGGGCGCACTTCTCTTCGGGCCGCGACAAGTGGGGCGACGGGTTCGACCATCGCACCAAGATGGCCACGCTGCCTCTGACGATCTGGGAAGACCTGAAGAAGCGCGGGATTCTGCCCGATCCGACGCGGGGCACACCGGGCGACAAGAAGGCGTTTTCGCGCTGGCTTGACGAAAACTGGATGTTCAAGACGCGCGAGGGGACGATCTAAATGGCCCTGACCTCCTACGCCACACTCAAGACCGCTGTTGCTGACTTCCTCAACAAGGCGGGGCTGGCGGGCGTGGATGCCAAGGCTGCGGACTTCATCACGCTGGCGGAAGCCCAGATGAACCGCGAACTGGACACGCGGGAGATGACCGCGTCGGCCACCTACACGATCTCGGGCGAGACGATGGCGCTGCCGTGCGACTTCGCGGGCGTCCGGTCCTTTCGGATCGAGGGAAGCCCGGCGCTGGCGCTGGAATATGCGCCCCCGGAAGCCTTCGACTCGGCCCTCGGGACCGGCAAGCCGACGCGCTACACGGTCACGGACGTTATCTCGTTCGACCCGGTGCCGGACAGCACCTATTCCGTCCGGCTGCGCTACCGTAAGCGTATCCCGGCCCTGTCGGCCCAGTGCGCGACGAACTGGCTGCTGAAGCGGCACCCGGACGCCTACCTCTACGGCGCCCTGTCGCAGGCCCTGATCTATTTCCGCGACGATGAGCGCCAAGTGATCCGCAACGCCTATGCGGAGGCTGTCCAAGCCATCGAGCAGGACGACAAGCGCACGGCCTACCCCTCCACCCTGAACGCCAGAGCCGGGAGAGCCTTCTAATGGCTGTGTCGATCACGCTGACCACCAACGTCCCGACCGTGGGTGCCGACTACGATACCTGGGGCACCGAGAACAATGCCAACTGGACGGCGGCGCGTGTCGATCTGGTGGCGCTGGCCTCGCTGGCCAATACGACCGAGACGGACCTGAACACGGCGGAAGCCACGCTCGCCACCCTGTCGGCCAACTATGTCCACACCGGAGACATCAAGTTCGGCCTCTACTCGTCGGCCCCGTCCGGCTGGGTGAAGATGAACGGCGGCACCATCGGCAACGCCTCCTCGGGTGCCACGCGCGCCAATGCGGACACGGCGGCGCTGTTTGCCCTGCTGTGGGCACTGAACGCGACGGATTCCCCGATCCTGACCTCGGCGGGTGCCGGCTCCACGCGCGGCGCGGATGCGGCGACGGACTTCGCGGCGAACAAGCGGCTGACCGTCCCCGACGCGCGGGCCATGTTCCTGCGTGGTCTGGACGATGGCCGGGGGGTGGATACGTCGCGCCGTCTCGGCTCCTATGCCGCCGACACCTACGCCTCGCACGTTCACTCGGTCACGCCTCCTGCTGCAAGCGGCGAGGCCGGTCAGTTCGGCACCACCACGGGCACGGTCGGCGGCGGTGAGTCAATCTCGGCCTACGACACCGCAGCGAGCGGCGGGGCCGAGACCGCGCCGAAGAACATCGCAGCCCTCGCGGTCATCAAGCTCTAATGGCCCTGATCGCGCTGGACATCCCCCCAGGGATCTACAGGAACGGAACGCAATACCAGTCGCAAGGCCGGTTCTACGACGCCGACCTGTGGCGGTTCCATGAGGGCAAGTCCGGCCCGGTCGGTGGCTGGGTCACGCGCTCAAGCTCGGCCATGACTGGCAAGGCGCGGGCCATCATTGCGTGGCTGGCGGATACGAACACCAACTGGACCGGCGTGGGGACGCACTCGAAGCTCTACGCCGTCTCGCGCTCGGGTGCGGTGAGCGACATCACCCCGACAACCGGCTTCACGGCTGGTCTGGCGGATGCCTTCATCGGCGGCGGTTACGGAGAGGGCGGTTACGGGCTGGGCCTGTATGGGACGCCCCGGCTGGACTCGTCAAACGTCATCCCGGCAGCGGTGTGGTCCCTCGACAACTGGGGCCAATACCTTGTCGGCACCATCGGCTCCACGATCTACGAGTGGCAACTGGACACCTCGACCGTTGCCGCGCCAATCACCAACGCGCCGACCGCCGAGGCCATTCTGGTGACGGACGAGCGCATCATGTTCGCGCTCGCAGCCAACGGCGACCCCCGCGCGTTGGACTGGTGCGACGCCGAGGACAATACCGACTGGACGCCCTCGTCCACCAATCTGGCGGGCGGAAAGCGGCTCCAGACGAACGGCGGGCTGAAGTGCGGCAAGAGGGTCCAGGGGGCTTATCTGCTGTGGACCGACACGGACGTTCACCGGGCGACCTTCGTTGGCCTGCCGCTGGTCTATTCATTCGAGCGGCTTGAGACCGGGTGCGGCGTGGCGTCCAAGGGCGCGGCGGTCGTGGCGGCGAACGGACAGGTCTTCTGGTTCGGCGTCAACGGCTTCTGGGGCTACAACGGCTACGTCGATGCGGTGCCGTGCGATGTGTCGGACTATGTGTTCTCGGACCTGAACCGGACGCAGATCAGCAAGGTGACCGGCTGGCATAACTCGCTCTGGGGCGAGGTGTGGTGGCACTACCCGTCGTCTGGATCGACCGAGGTGGACCGCTATGTGGTCTATAACTACCGCGAGGGGCATTGGAATATCGGGGCGCTGTCGAGGCTTTGCGGCGTTGACCGCGCGCCCCTGCAATACCCCCAACTGGTCGGGAACGACGGCTACATCTACTCGCACGAAACCGGGAACGTGAAGGATGGCCGGCAACCCTACCTGACCTCGGGTCCGGTGGAGATTGCGGGCGGGGATCGGACGATGGAAGTCCATGCCTACATCCCCGACGAGGCCACGCTGGGGTCGCTCGCTGTCTCCTTCTCGGTGGCCGACTACCCGATGGACTCGGCAAGCTCGGTTGCGGCGGTGACGGCCACGGCGAAGACCGATCTGCGGTTCTCGGCCCGGCGCGTGGCGGTGACCTACACCGGAGATGCGGACGTGGATTTTCGCATGGGCAAGGTGCGGTTTGACGTGAAGCCGGGGGCCGGTCGATGAGCCTTCCCCGCGCACCGAACGCCTATTCCCGCGAGGACCAGGACCGCCTCCGCACCGAACTCGACAAGATGGACGCCAAGAGCCGCAAGGCCGGGCAGGATGTCGAGGTCGCCGGGTCGGAACGGCTGATCCTGTCGTCCCCGAATGGCTCGCGGTGGGACATTCAGGTCAGCAACGCGGGCGCATTGTCGGCGGTGGCGCTGTGAGGATCGCTCTGGATGCGCTTCCCGAGGGCGTGGAGGCGCAAGTCGAGGGAAACCGGGCAACCGTCACGCATGGCGACCCGGAGGCCCCTACGGTCGTTTCTGTGGCCACGGACGGGACGCACCTGATCCTCTTCCCGGATCGGTCATACAAGCACGCTGATCTGGCGACGGTCCTTGGACTCGCAAGTTAGGGGCTGGATCACCTCGGCCCTTGAGGGGTCGGGCTGGACGGCTGACGAAATCTGGCAGGGCATCCTGACGGGGACGTTTCACCTGTTCGTGCATCCCGAGGGGTGCATGGTCGGGGAGTTCATCGAAAGCCCGCGCCACAAGGTGATGCACATCTTCGCGGCGGGCGGTTCGCTCAAGGCGATGAGTGACCTGGGGCCGACCGTCGAGGCGTTCGGACGGCTGAACGGCTGCGACATGACAGGCGCGACGGGCCGCAAGGGCTGGCTGCGATACGCACGAAAACACGGATACCAACCGGCTGACCCGGTGATCTGGAAGGAGCTTTGA